AGCGATTTAAACTATTTAAACGCAAATACATTAATAGGTACTACTACAAATAGCGGGCAAAAGTTAATTGTAAATGGATCTAGTTTATTAAATACAATTATAATTAATACACAAAATGCAGCTGCAACAAGTGTAGCAAACCCCTATATTTTTGCAAGTGATGGCGGTGCTGGCGGTATAAGACCTGGCGTTAGTGGTAATTTATTTTTACAAAGCAGAAGTACATTAAATACCGATATTGGTTTTGTAACTGGTACAACGCCTACTGAAAGAATGACTATTACTGGTACTGGTTTAGTTGGAATTGGAACTACTACCCCTAATACATTATTAGACGTTTTAGGTAGTAATGCAATTAGCAGTAACTGGGGAAATATAAATATAACAAGTAGAAATGCTATAAATGCTGTTAATAGAATATTTACAGCGTTTAGAATGCAAGATAGCGGAACTGGTGACGCTGCTGCTTTAGGTTATTCTTACAACGGTACTGGATATGATTTAGAATTTGCAACAGTACCAACTGTTGCAGGCGCATTAACAGAACGTATGCGCATTACTAGCGCTGGAAACGTAGGTATAGGAACTACCAACGCAACTGCTAAATTAACAATTAGTGATGGAACAACTCAAGCACAAATAAATCCAAGTGGAGGTGTTGCTTATTTTGGAACTATTACAAATAATTCTGCTGCATTTTCTACAAATGCTACTGAAAGAATGCGCCTCACTTCTAGTGGAAATTTCCTAATCGGTACGACAACAGATACAGGAGGTTTTGTATTACAAATAGTCGGCAATACATATAATAGTGGAAATATAAATGTTGGTAGTACAACTGGTGGTATTGCAAAAGTTTTTATCGTACACGACGGTACTTTAGTTCCATTAAGAGTACAAGCAGCCAGTACTAATACCCCTGATTTGTTTCAAGCACGTGATACAACTGCTTCAATACAATATAAAATAACTGGAACAGGAAATACAGAACAAACAGGATCAATAAAAACTGGTGCGCCTACAACTGGAACAGCAGCAAATTGGAAACTAGGCAGCCGCGTAGCAGCAACAGTAGTAGTTAATACTACTGAATATATTGAGGTAGATATTGGGGGTACTCTTTACAAATTAGCAACAGTAACATAAAAATAAAATAATGGGATATTCAATTCAGCCAGTACAGATCTGGCAAAACGGACAAAGCGAAACTGGCAACTATATTGACGCTAGTATAGTAAACGACAATCTTTCTGACTATGCGCAGTTTTACTGGAACATTAGTAAAGTAACAACTAGCGAGGACGGCGATACAAAGCAGTCATTAACCCAGGGAAATACTACAATCAGCGGCCAGGCTTATGCTGACTGGGGTGCTGCTAGCGACGTTAATTTAGCGGCTTATGAGTATATTTGTACGCAACTTAATTTAACCTTAATACCTTAAAAAATGACAAACCTACAGGAACTAAAAGCGCAGGCTTACGACTTATTAGCAAACATTGAATTTCTGCAATTAAAACTGCGCGAAGTAAATGCACAGATAGCAGAGCAAAGCAAGCAAGAAAATGGACAGTCAAGTAATAGCGATAGTAGTAACTAGTATTTTTTCAGCTGGTGCAAGCTGGGCCGTACTTAATCAGCGCGTAAAAGCGCTAGAAGAAAAGATTAAGCAAAATGACGACCACGACCAGCGACTTACCAGGCTAGAAACAAAGCTGGATATTTTGCTAGAGCATTTAATTAAAGATTAATGAAAACCCAGTTAATTAGGCTAGCTGACGTAGCTTTTATAGGGCCGTTTATGCTCTACGCTGCTATGCGTCCTAAATTAACAGATAGCGAGAAAATGATACTAGCAGGTCTAGGAATAGCAACAATACTATACAACGGACTAAACTATTTAAAATATGAAAGTAAAAAAACCGCGTAACTGGAAAACTACGTTTTTCGGTATAGCCAGCATTTTTAGCGGCGTCGCATTGATCCTAAAAGGACAAATGATTGAAGGCATTACAGCCATAACAACTGGACTAGGACTAGGAGTGGCAAAGGACTACGATAAAACAGGTCTGTAATGAATGAGCCAGTACAAAAATTATATTATTGGCCTGGCACTACTTGCGCTAATTTTATTTGCTGGTAAAGTGTCTGCTGCAAAGATTATAGCAAAATTTGAGGGGTTGCGTCTACGCGCCTATAAAGATAGCGGCGGCATTTGGACTATTGGCTACGGTACAACGATTAACCCTGAAACTGGTCTACCAATTAAGCAGGGCGACGTTATTACAAAAGCAAAAGCGCTGGAGTGGTTAAAGATCACTACAGCAAACGTACAGGCTAGAGTAAAAGCACTAGTGAAACGTACAGTCACAGATAATCAACTAGCAGCATTAACAAGCCTGGCGTACAATATAGGACTAGGCGCATTTGGTAGATCAACACTACTGCGCAAACTAAATGCAGGCGAAAACACTAATAGTGTAGCAGCAGAATTTTTACGCTGGAATAAAGTAGCTGGTAAAGAAGTACCAGGACTTACTAACAGGCGAAAATTAGAGGCTGAACTGTTTTTATCATAACTACTTAAAATATAGCATTTTATTAAATTTAGCCAGTCACAGCTAAATTTTTTTTTGTTTATATGCTAAAATGTTATATAAATTCGTACTGACAAACGAACTTGCTAACCAAAATTCAAAACTATGGCTACTACAGCTATTGACCTAGCAGCATACAAGTCAATGCTACAGGGAAAAATTAACACACTACAATTTTTAGGTAAAAATTTGGAAGGATCAAAAGTGACTATTGAAGTTACGTTTGATTGTGGAAGTAAAGCGCTAATTGAGCAGCGTTTGATCCCTTTCAATTTGGCTATGGAACTGCGCGTACTTATTGACGATAGTATTGACTACTATCAGCGCCAGGTTACTAACAGTCAATACTTACCTAATGATATTACGAGATAAGCTAAAATTTATTCTAACATTTGCCTGGACTGGACTAGTATGCTTAATTGTACTAGCTCTAGTAGAGATAGGCTTTGCAATTATTTTTTTAATCAAAATATATAAACTATGCAAAACGTACATTACGACGCGCCTGCGTTTCCGCCACAAGTAGCACAAGACAATTTAGGCCGATTAGTAGCGCCGATCCCTGGACTATCTAAACTAGAGTATTTTAGCCTGCAACTATTGCCGCATTACCTAGAGTTAGCCAGTACAAAGAAACTATCTAAAAATGGCGATATGCTTACCCCTGCGCAGGCTGCTATCATTATGGCCCAGGAACTTTTGGACGAATTAAAAAAACTTAATAACAATGAAAAAGATACTTTACAAATTGTGGAATAGTCCTAAATTTTGGCTATTCGTTATTTTAGCTTTTATGCTATGGCTATCTAGCTATTGGAATTACTAAACAATGACAAACGAACTACCGAAACTTACTGACTTACTACAGGCCAGGAAATACAACCCTGCGCAGCGGCCTGCAATACAGCAGCCTATTTTTACTATTCAAAGTAAGGTAGTCGCAACCCTTCAGTCATACATTATTTTTAGCGGCTTACCGAAAGCAGGAAAAAGTAGTTTTGTTAGTGCAGCTGCAGCGTCGGCCCTAGTGCCACCATACCAGGGAATTTGGGGAATGAAACTGCAGCTGCCTACAGATAGGCCCAGGATTGGCTACTTTGATACAGAAATGAGCGACTACGATTTTTATAGGCAAATTGACAAGATCCTAGCGCTTGCAGATAAAAAAAAGTTACCTGATACTTTTGACGCGTTTTCTTTTCGCGAGGATATGCCTGGACGTATTCGCTCAATGATAGAGCAGTACCTAATAGACAATACCGACTGCGCCTGTATCATTGTGGACGGCTTGCTGGATCTATGTTTAAATTACAATAGCGAAGAAGAAACGCGCAGGCTGACTAACTGGTTTAAGCGAATCACAAAACAGTATAACGTCTTAATGATTGGCGTACTGCACCTGGGTAAAGGCCAGGGCGAAACGCTAGGCCATTTAGGATCTAATACTGACCGCTGGGCGCAAAGCACAATGATAGTAGAAAAAAATAAAGACGCAGGCCAGTTTGTACTAAAACCAAAATATTTGCGCAGTAGTGACGACTTTGATCCAGTTGCTATAATGAATTTTAACGGTAACTGGCAGCAAGTGCCTTACATACAGCAGGAAACTATCACACTACCTAAAAAAACAAAAAAATATTAAACCTGGGAACAGAGGAAACTGAACACAAAAAATATGGAAACAAAAAACAACAGCGGCAGCCTTTACAAAAACCAGCAAAAGGCAAAAGAGTTTTCGCCTGACTACAGCGGAAAAGCAGTTGTAGCAGACAAAGAGTACAAAATTGCAGGCTGGGTAAATAAGAGTAAAGCAGGCGGCAATTACCTGCGAATTTTATTTACAGAAATAGTACCTAAACCCCAGGAAGGGCCAGGCAGCGAGCAGCAGCGCCTAGAAATGGGAACAGGAGTAAAGGACGGAAATATAGATAGCATAATGATTGACGAACTACCGTTCTAAAACAAAAGTAGCCAGGAGTGAAACTCGACTGGCTACTGACAAACGACTACGGAACTAACCGCAAGTCACCTGTATTCACAGTAAAAATAGTAAAAAATGGCAAAAGAGTTAAAAACTGCAATAGTTTTTTTTTCAGCCTGGCACAAAAAGACCTAGAAAGTACAGAAATATCAGCAGCGCGTTACGTTTTGCCGAATTTGCCCTAAAAGCTGGCGCGTGGTATATTAACTGGTACGACAAAGAAAGCGGCAAATTTGAGCGCCGTAGCTGGCTTATACGCGATTTTGAGAAATAAGCGCTAAATTCGTACTTTCATAGGCAGTATTGGTTTAATTGCAAGCAAGATTGACGGCCCTGGTTTCTACTAGGGCCTATTTTTTTGCCTATACTTTAGTGACTCTACTTTTTTAAATAAAGGTCAATACAGGTAACATAAAAATTGTGGATAATTTTTAGGGTAAAATAAATTAGTTATTCACATTTTTTCTGTAACTTCGCGTTATCTATGCTAGGTCCTATAAAGACCTGCATATATAACGCGAAAAGCAGTTATTAACATTGAAAAATCACGTTTTTAGCTGGTAAAATTTGGTAAAGTGCGAAAGGTTTTTTATTTTCGGAACTAGACAAACGACAGGATCAAAAAAGCCGCTAGCAATAGCACAATGCGAAATATCTTTTGGGTAGTTGGTGGCGTAGCCGCAATATACTTACTTTCAAAATTACGTTTCGGCCAAAAAGCAAATTTTATGCTGCGCAGTCTGCGCCCTGGCGGCTCGCTACTAGCGCCCACAATTAACGTGGAAATGGCAGTGCAGAATCCTACGAATCAAACTATCACTATTAAAAGTATTACTGGATCAGTAAGTGTTAATGACAAGTACCTGGCAAATGTTTCAGCATTTGGCGATCAGAAAGTATTACCTAACAGCGAGAGTGTCTTGCGTCTTACTGCAAGACCTAGCGCAGTTGGAGTTTTCCAATCAGTTAGAGAAATTTTAATGCAGCCTATTGGTACTAGCAGCGCAAGTTTTCAGGGAACGGCAAATGTAGACGGTATTGTAGTTCCAATTAGTGAAAGTAGGACAATATGAATGTAAATGTCTTAATGGGCCAGCTAGCGCCGTTTCAAAATAGACGCGAAATGCTGGAAAGCGATCAAAGTACAGGCGACATAATTAACGCTATACTAGACGCACACAAAAGACACGCTGGCGATTATGCCAAAATCAGTTCTTTTTTTAATGCAGGATCAAGTAGAGATACAGCCAGGAAAATTTACAATTTTTTAAAGGGAAATGTTAAATACGTTATTGAACCTGGTAGCAAGCAAACTGTAAAAAGTCCTAGCGCAATACTAGCGCAGGGATACGGCGACTGCAAGCATTACAGTTTATTTGCTGGCGGAATTTTACAGAATTTAGGAATACCGTTTAACTACAGATTTGCAAGCTATAGAGTATTCAATAAAGAGCCGCAGCACGTTTTCGTAGTAGTAAACCCTGGCACAAAAAATGAAATTTGGATTGATCCTGTACTAAATAAATTTGACTATAAAAAAGCGTATACCTACGCAACAGATCGTAAACCTATGGCCTTATATTCAATTAGCGGAATTGGCGCAACAGCGCAACAAAAAGCGGCCCTAAAAGCTGCTAAAGCAGCAAAGAAAAGCGCGCCGACAAAAGCGGCGAAAAAAGCAGCTGTTACCGAGGTAAAAGCTGCTCGCAAAGCTGCTGGACGTACAGCAGGGCAAGTTTTGAAAAAAGGCGCAAAAGCTGTATTAAAAGTAGCAGCAGCGCCAGTACGCAACGCATTTTTAGCGCTAGTATCGTTAAACTTTGCTGGACTAGGAAATAAACTAGCAGCAGCCTGGCAAAAAGCGCCTAGCAAAATCACAAATTTTTGGGAATCAGTAGGCGGCAAATTGCAAGCATTAAAAACAGCCTGGGAAAAAGGATCAAAGAAAAAAAGAATTTTTGGCAACGATTCAATAGGTGCAGCGCCAGCAGCAGCAGCTACAGCGGCAGCACCATTACTAGTAAAAGTAGCAAACGTCCTGCGAGATATTGGAATTGATCCAGCGGAATTAGTGCAAATTGGTAAAGACGCGCTAAATGCAAAAGCGCAGGAATTAGCAAAAAAAGCATTAGAGCCAAAAGCAGCAACCGAGGCGGCAAACATTGATACAGCTGACCAGGTTTTTGATGAGTCGCCTACAATGGACGTAACACAAACGCCAGCTTTTAGACAGACAACAGATACAGGAAAACCTAATTTTTTACCCTTAATACTGGGCAGCGCAGCTGTCCTATATTTTGCAACTAGAAAAAGATGACAGCGAAACAAAGAGCAGCCAGGGCAAAATTTAAAGCAGTAGTAGCCGAGGCTAAAAAGCTGCGAAAGAAAAACCCAAAACTAACGCAGGCGCAAGCAGTAAAGCAAGCGTTTGCTATTAGCTATAGTAAGGCTGGAAAAAAGAAAGTAGGTGCAGCGCCTAAAAAGAAAGCAGCTACAAAAGTTAAGGCTAAAAAAAGTAGAAGTACAGAAATGCACACAGATACTAAAAGCCATAACGTAAATATAAAAGTAGTTAGCGGAGTAAAGATTAAGAGTAAGGAATTAAAAAAACAACTACAAAAAAAAGGATACAGGCTGGAACACGGCTACGCTGTAGTAAAACGTAAAAGAATTGGCGCGCTACCTGAATTTAGAGATCCTGACGCAGCTAGAGAAATTGAACTATATGCAGATAACGACAGCCAGCTGTATTATCAAAGTCGCAGACCTATTTTACAGAACTTAACAAAGAAATATAAAAAAGGCACGTTTGATATTAATAAAGCAGCAAAGCTATGGCGGTACTATATTGACGCTGCATTGAAAAAATATAACAAAGAATTTGGAAGTAGAGTCGACAACTGGTTTGACTTGTTAGATACACACGACAGACAGTTATTAGCGCTACAATATGCGAACAGAACAAAACAAGAATTTGATCTAGGAAATTTTGAAGAATAATGTACAAAATCTTGCCTTACACGCTGGCCCAGGCAAAGCGACTAAATGTAAAAGTGCGGCCCAGTAGTAAGGCAGAAAAAAAAATTGATGTTTATGACAGAAAAGGAAATTTTGTAGTAAGTGTAGGCGCTAGGGGTTATTTAGATTACCCTACCTACAAAAAGTTATTCGGTAAGGCAGTAGCAGATCAGCGCCGAAAACTTTACAAGGCCAGGCACGAAAAAGACAGAAAAGTGAAAGG